CAAACGATTACAGTCCTCGCATCCGTTTTCAGAATGTTGATTCCATTTCTTGTTCATCACTTCTCTCCTTCTTCCTTTGGATCGGTTGGGTCCACAGGCGCAACCAGGGGCGGAACAAGATCTGCCGCTTTTACCAACGGTTTCTTTTTGATATCCGGCATCTTGCCGTCCCAGACTTCAGCGAACGTCTTATACACCAGGCGCATGAACTCCCCCGCGTCTATCCCGTCCCGGTCAAAAAGGTCGGCCAGGTTCGGATACGCGCGCCCCAGGGCCAACGCCAGCGTTGCGTTATCGCGCTCAGTAATATCGGGACCCTCCACCCAAATCACTGCATCCGGTTTCACGTTGCCGCCGGCGCGCCGGCGCACTTCCACCGCCACGCGCGCAAGTTCGACGATCATCTCGAAGAAATCGTCTTGCTCCTCTTCGAGCGTGCGGAAGGTCGGCGTCCCCGCCGCCTCCGCAGTCGTCCTGGTAGACCCCTCCGGTTCGGCAAACCAATGCATCGGGTAACCGAGCCCGCTCAAGATATTTTTCTTGATTGCCAGGCCGTCCGCATTGGCATCAAAGGAGTCCAGCGTTGCAGATAAAATACCCCAGGCCTCGTTATTCTCATTTACAACCAAAACCGACCCAGGTTTTGGCTGATTGGCGTTCAAATGCTTTTCACGAGTAATGCGTTCCCCTTCACTTTTATACTTCCCACGCACAATGTACATGAACGCATTACGAAAATGATTGAGCCGAACACGATCTTCGAGCCAGGTCGAATAACGTCCGATCCAAACCAACAACGGAGCCAGGTCGCCCTCTCCCCATACCGAACCAACCGGCGCATTGCTGGCAAAGTGCAGCATAAAAGTTTCCTGCTCCACTCCCGGATCATAAGCCTCGTAATAATCCGTGCCAGTCGAATCTTTGGTGAACCTGGTCTCCTGCTCAATGTCGTTCTCCGCAGAGATGATGTCTTCGATCCCCTCCGCCGGCACGGCGCGGACATAGGTCATGCCATCCCCGCCAACCGTGAACAGAAAGAACAAATTACCCGTGCGCGTATCCTCATCCTTCCAACGGCCAAAATTTTTATCCAACTTATTCAGCCGATCCTTGGACCAAGTATCCAGGAACTTCTGCGTATTCTCATCGTCACACTTGATCTCGATTCCTTTGCCAATAACAAACGAGCGCGCCAGGCGCACGATCCGGCGCGCAATCGGGTTCACCCGCCACGCGCGCAAACTCTCGGCAAAAACCTTTTTACGATCCCAGGCAGTGCGGTCCGTGTAACTACCCGAAAGCCCACCCGTAAAAAAGTTGTTGTCAGTTTCCGGGGAAACGGCAAGCGCCATCTCCAATGCATCGTTCGCATTGGCAAGCTGGCGTTCCAGGTCGGCTTTCGTTAATCGTTTCGACATTTTAGGAAACTCCTAAATTCCTAAAGGTTCTCAGTACGCTACGCCTTTTCCATCAAGTATCTCTGTGATCGGGTCACTATAAAAAGTTCCCGAATACGGATCCTTCGGATCATCTGCAAACTGCAGATCTTCCGGCTCCGTTCAATTCGCGCCGCCAATAGTGATCCAACGCGTACCACTGCTCAAACCCCTCTTGACATCAATTAAGATACGCCGCAAACCACTCGGTGCAGGCATTAGAAATTCCTATCCATGTCCGGCATCGGGTCCACACCCTGGATGATGGTCGTCTCAAATTGCAACGACCACTCCAACTTATCGAGTTCGGTTACCAACGCATCCGCCAAAATCCAGTCATCGTGCACCAGCAGTCCCGTGGACGTGTCCCGCATCCCGTCCTTCACACCCCAGCGCATGGTCTTGGCGGGCCCGATCAATATCTCACTCTGGCACTTGGCGTACTGCATCTCAACTTCCGGCGTACGCGCGCAATCGCGAAAGCGGCCTGTTTCCACCACGCCAATGAAGGCGTAGCCGATCTCGGACTTCGTTTGCTGGGTAAACTTGACGGCGATAACCCGCGTCGGATACTTCTTCACCAACATCCCCCAAAGCCCCTCCCCCACCCCGGTTGCATCGATGACAATGTATTGAATATTCCACGCGTCCACCACCGCGCACAACGCGCCGAAAACGTCCACGTGGTTCACACCCTGCGAGGAACTGCGGTTCACACACCGATAGATCGGGGATTGCAGTGTCTCCAAACTGGACAGGTCCACGTCATGAATATCTACCGTACAGTAATCACGCCCTGGGTTACCCATGCCGTCCAAATTCAAGAGCGCTTCATCCTGCCCGCCCACGTCCACGGTCATCACGTAAATGTGACCTGGGATCGGTTCGGCCTGCGCCGGCTGGTCGCCAAGCATGAGCGCCAGGCGGCGGGCCGGAAACATGCCAATTTGCGCGTCTATCTCTTCACAAAAATACTGCGTCTTTACCAACGGATGTTGACGACCTTTCTCAGCCACCACACGGTCAACATGCTCGCCATAAGCAGGAACGAGCGCGCGCACGTCATCCGCAGTGAATTGAAACAAACGGCGAAAGCCATCTTTTTCCTGTTCTATTTTTGCAATCTCAGACTGACGATGCAACAATGTATCCTTTGTCCAGACCGTACCCCAAAAGACGCGCGTCGCATTCGTAGCGGCAGTCATAGGGTCAAAGTCTTTGTCAAATTTGGATATGTCCACGTCCTGGGCTTCATCCACAGACAGGAGCAGATCGGCGGTTGCGCCTACTACTTTCGCCGAAGGATCAGCGGAAAAGAATTGCAGGCGTGAAGCATGGAACTTGAAGATGAATCCCGCAGACGTTCGCCAGTTGCCCATGGCAACTGGCGAACGGTCAAGACTTGCGCGAACACGATCCATGGCGTTAATAGTCTGTGGCTTGAACGTAGGCGAGACCGAGACGATGCGCCCACCCTTGCGAGCATATCGAAACATCAACCAGGCTTCAATATGCGCTTGCAATTCATTCTTGCCACTTTGCCGGGGAAGAACAACGACAAAGGTCAACCCGTGCCCATTCACAATCGAGTCCACTACAGCACGCGAGATCATTTCCTGATACGGACGCAGGGTTATCCCGTTGGCGCGCGCCCAATTTATGGGACCGCGCCAGACAGTATCTTTGATACGCCGTACCAACGGATTACTCGAGAGTGCTTGAGTCATTGGGCTGTTCATCCATGAGCAAACGTTCTATGGCTTCGGATAGATTGGTCAACTTGCCAGATACAATCGCAATGGTGCGATCACAACCGTTGGCAGCAGTCACCGCTACCGAAATCGAATTTGCGCACTTGCATAAATCATCAATATCACGAAGACCATTAAACTTCGCAAACAAAGTTTCAATTACACCGTCCATAATGTCGCGCCGAGTCGCCGCAGTCTTCTCTGATTTTTTACTGACCTTCGGCTGGTTCTTCGCGTACAGTCCGGATTTACGCGCGTTCTGATTACCTGGCTGGCCGCCTCTTCGCGCGCCAAGTGTTTTACTCTTAGGTTTTGCTTTACCTCTCTTTGCAGCCATTTCAAAATCCCAACACTGCCCTGGCCAGCACAATCGCAGAAAGCAATCCCCCGCCAATGGATAATGCCATCAGAAAATTGAACTTGGTCGCGACTTCCTCCACGAGTCGCAAACGCTTCTCATGGTCGCCATTGGCAACCTCAAGCATAATCAACCGACGATCAACCAACTCGGTATGATACTTATCGCGCTCGATGCGTGTCGATGCAAGTTCTTCTTGTAATTGATCGATACGTTCTGATTCTGCCAATTCTCATCTCCGCCCGTAACCCGCTCCCATATTAACGATCAGCCCGACCGCGAGAGCGGGTCGGGCTGATCTAAACTTTATCACATTTATCTGTAAAACTCAACCCTTCTTTTTTTTCCCCTGAAAAAAAAGAAGATGAGAGAACTCCCCATCCCCCTTTTTAGCGCATGTCTGACCAGGCGTTTGATAGCCTGATCAGGCACGGTTGTGACTTGACCAGCGTGAATGATCCTGGAGCGGTCACAGTCAGTTGGTTACGGCAATCCATTTTGGATGCGTTGATAGAAAACGTGACACCGTTTGCAAAGGTCTGGATTTTTGTTGGGTGTTTTTCAACGATAGTCCAAGCCATTTTCTTTACACGAGCAAGCCCGCTCTTGGATGGATAACGCGCCTTGATTGCGTTGTTTGCAATTTTGATTTTGTCATCCGAGATGAAGTCCAAATAGCGCAACATATTAGCGTAACTAAGCGCGATGCTGGATTGTGTTTCGAGCGGATTTTTGCAACGTATTTCAATTTCGTTTACGATTTCATTAAACATGATTCTCCTTTTTGAAAGTGATGCGCCAACGGCTTGCGTTACCTGCCACCAATTGCAGCAAACAGATCATCTGCAAAAAGTGATAATTGCAGGGGAATAGATTTGGACGGCCGAACGCCGAAGGCGGTCAGGCGCACGTTTTGTTCGGCGTATGTGTACTCAATGTTCTTACCAAATCTCCAACCATAACGCAACAAACCACACCCCTGACAGGTTTCAACCCACAGCAACATTTCTTTTCGTTGATCGCCAGTCCATTTATGATTGCGCATGGCTCCCCCTTGCCAGGTCAACCAGGTCAAGCAGGATACTTTCAAGCGAGCGTACTTCGGTCATTGTCAGCCTCTATTTCTCCAAGCGGAGAAAAACGCTCCGCATCTCCAAGATAAAAAGCATACTCGGATCTCAAGATCTCATCCCGTTCTGCCTTCTTCAATCCCCGCCACCAGCGGACGTGGTCCGCCAGCGGCAGCCTGGACACACGCGCCTTATACGGCTTGCGCTTCTTCCCAGGCAGGGACAATTTCAACCGCGTCTCCCTGCTTTTCGGTTCTTCCCCATATGTGAACAACCGAACGATCCAGTAGACATTGACATTGCGCAACTTCGCAAGTTTGCGATAATTGTCACCGCACGCGCGCAGGTCGCGCACCAACGCACGCGGAGCCGGATATTTAAGATGCTTCATTCCTCACCAACCACAAGCTTCTCCAACATCACCCTGATCAGGTCCTCGGTCTCAACTTTAAATACCTCGTAGCGAGCCGCCAGGTCAAGACACATCCGCCAACCCGTATCCGTGTATGGATGCAAACACACGTTATGGACATAGAACAAATTCCTTGCCCACCCCCACCTATCCACTTCCCAATCCCCAGGCGGGATCGTCAAGCAAGCCGCCGAATCCTCGTACTCCCGCACGACCCACACCAAACGCGGAACCGGCGGCATGATGGTAGCCATGTAGATCGTCTTGCGTGGCGGCTCAATAATTGCCCCGCCATATTGTACGTGTTCCTGCCAGGGCGATGGTTTCATTTGCACTCCGTTTCTTGCAGATACTTCCCACGGACGTACCCTACGCGCCCGTCCAGCTCCACCAGCCACCAGTCACCAGCCTTCGAGCGGACCGTCACCACCGCGCCACGCGCCACCGTGTCCAACACCC